AGCGTTTCAGGATCGCCTACCCCTGATTTGAGATTTCTCCCGCGGCATGGCGCAGCAGCCCCTCTAGCGCGGCCTTCACCGTTTGTCGGCGGACCTCATCGCGGTTGCCGGGGAAGTGCTGGACCTCGCTGAACACCCGGTCACCCACGCCCCAGGCCAGCCAGACGGTGCCGACCGGCTTGTTCGGCGAACCGCCATCCGGGCCGGCCACCCCGCTTACCGCCACGGCAAAATGCGCCCGGCTCTTTTCCTGCGCGCCACGGACCATGGCCTCGACCACCTCGCGACTGACCGCCCCCACCGTCGCAAACAACTCATGCGGGACATTCAGTTGCTCGGTCTTCTGCCGGTTGGAGTACGTCACATAACCGGCCTCGAACCACGCTGAACTCCCCGGGATACGGGTGATCGCCTCGGAAATGCCTCCGCCGGTACAGGACTCGGCAGCCGTGACGTGAACATTGAGAACCTGCAGGCGCCTGCCAAGTTCAGCGGCCAGTTGGGTGATTTCTTTCACGGTCATCTCCTGAGCGGGCGGAATGGGAACTACCGTACACGAGCGAATCATGCTTGCAAGTTACAGGATCCATCAAAATGTTAGCGGCCCAGGGCCCTGATATAGGCCTGACACGCCTGCAAGGCAATCAGTGCACGGTCGCCGCTGTCGGTGATGGCGATAATTCGTTGAGCATGCGCCGAGTCAAGTCGGGCGCGTGGGGCGCCATGATCCACGCCGCCGGCGCCGGCGGTGGCTGACACTGCACAATCTGAAGCGGCGGTGTTGGCGTCGAGGAGGACTGACAGCCGCACATCAGCAGTGGCAAGACGATCGCGCAAGCGACCTTGATCACGTTCCGCATCGCTCAACACTCGGTAATGGTTTTGTTCACTGAGCGTCAGCCGCTGCTCCAGCGCCAGCCGCTTGTCCTGCTCGGCCTGTAGCTGCGCGGCAGCGGCCAGGGTCAGCTGGTTCAACTGCTCCGTATGCGCTCTCGCCTGTTCCGCCAGTTGCCGTCCGTAACGCCCGTCCTGAAATCGCCAGGCCAGCGTCGCCGAACCACCGGCCAACACAGCCAGCAACACAACAATGCCAGCCACCCGCCACGATAAGGGGATCACTGACATAACACCGCCCTCGCCCGCGCCCACAGTTGCAGACGGTTCTGCAGCCCGTTCAGGCCGCCGTTGATCCGGCGGGTGATGCTGTTGAACTGGTCGCGGTCCGCCAGTTCGTTGAGGCCGTTTTGCGCCCAGAACCAGGCCGCGGATTCAGCGGCCCATTGCGGCTGCTCGAGCAGCTCCGGCGAGGCCAGCAATCGCTCGTCGCCGAACAGGCCCAGGCTGCATTGTCTGTAGTTATGACGGCCAGTGATCTGGATCAGTCCACGCCCCCGGTATCGTTGACCGTCACCATCCAGAGCGGGCGTATTACCCAGGCGAGCGGCCAAAGTGCCGGTATCGTACTTGCTCAAATACGCCTCACCACCGAGTTCGCGCACATACTGCAACTGACCCGATTCGTGACCGACTTGTGCAAGAAACGCGGCGATGCGCTTGGGCCTGTCGATCCCATGGCCATCCATGGCGTTGTTCAGGGCGGAAATGAAAACGCCCGCTTGGCGGCGGGCGTCTGGAAGGATTTGCTGGAGTTGCAGGACAGTAAGCGGCATGAGTGAGGTTCCGTTCGTGCGCTTGATTGCGTTATTGCGTGGCATCCGGACACTTCGCCTCGATCATGCAGCGATAGCTTTGGTACTTGTCACCGCTGGCAATGACCTTTTCGATGGACCAGTAACCGCGCAGGAAATCCGGCCAAGAGGGGTCGAGCAGCAAGACACCCTCTGCGGACAGCGCCGGATTGCCCGGGCAGCTGATTTTCACCTTGAGTTTTTCACGCAGCAATTTGCGTACTTCTCCCTCACCGACGTCCCTGGCCTCCGCTTCATTCTGGCAGAGCCGACCGATGACCTTGAACGGCGCGCTACCGGTTTCAATCACCCGCACCACCCCCGCGGCCGCGTCCCACCAACTCGTCTTGCAGCCCTGGTTTTTCGCCCGGGCGGTGTCATCGAGCGTGGCGGAAATGAAGGCACGATCGCCGGGTCGATTGTTGGTGGTCACCGACAGTTTCACCTGGGGCAACACCTTGCCCGACAATGACTTGGTCTGACTGGGGAGCGCCAGCACATACAGCTTATCCATCGGTTTGGCGATGGCCTGGTACATGCCGGCGAGGCGAGTCAAAAACGCCATGTCACTTTCGTTGGATTGATCGATGTGGTCGATTTTTTTCAGTGCCAATTGGGGTGCCACCCGTGGCGAAAAACCGTGCCGCTTGGCGATCTCGCGAAACAGCGCACCCAGGGTGGTCGGACCGTGGCTGGCCGATCGACGCTGCAGGAACCCGGTCTTGTCATCGGCACTGAACGGCGCTGCGGTTGCCACCAGCGTCAAACGTAGCGGGAACAACGTCGGCGTCAGGCGAGACACCGTGAACTGGCCCTTGTCCACCAGACCGGATTCCTCGTAACCGACCTTCAGGCCAATCTTGCCGCCCAGGATCGGCAGCCCCTCAAGCCCTTCCAGATCGAGGGTCAATGTCAATTGATCGGACTCGATACCGGCGGCATCAATGTGCTCCCAACTGATCAGGCGTTTGTTGATCAAGGCCTCATTGGCCCCATAAATCTGTACCGCTGGCGTAAAACCCAATGCCATGAAACCTCCTTAATCCCACGCGGTAACCGGCGTGGTCACCACCGGTTGCGAGTCAATTTCCGGCAGCACTACCCAGACATCCGCGGGCAATACCGGGCCCGGTTCCGCCAGTGCAGGGTTGAGCCGCCACAGTGCCTCTTCGACGGGATCGTCACAGCGACCCAGCTCGCGGTACAGCAACAGGCTCACCGAATCACCGGCCACACTTCGAACTCTACGCATGGATAAACTCCGATAGATCAATCACCCAATTGGTGACCATCGCCGTGCCGTCATCGATGATCAGGCTCTGGGTTTCCGTCACCGTGTTGATTCGCCAAAGCCCCCAATTGCGCCCGATGCCATCCACCAGCGGCACCGGTTTACGCAGTTCCTGCAACCTACGCAGTTCATCGAGCCGGTCCATGGCCACTGCGTACATCGACGTCCCTGTGATTTTCAGCGTCTGGGCCTTTTGCCCGGTCTGACTGGATTTTGGTTTGCCGGTCACAATGTCCAGCTCCACCCAGCCACCGTCCGACGAGTGCACGATGCTGCTGTAAGCGAAGTTACGGGACAGGCCGAAAATGAAACTGCCCAGGATCATTTGCTGGCGCATTACAGACCTCCATCGGTCAGGGCCGCGGCACGTCGAGTGGCGAGCGCGTTGGTGCTCATCAGCGGAACGAACTCACCGTGGAACTGCGTTTGCAGCTGCTGCGCCACGATCGTCCGGATGAGCTCGGTGCTCTCCGAGCCGGTACAGGTGACCTGAATCGACGGTGAGTAATTGATCTGCTGGTTGGGTGTCGGGGCGCTGGTCAGTTCTTTACTGACCTGATCAGGAGCGCCGAGCTGATCGTCAGGCGTGGCCAGTTTTTCCCCCAGCCAGGAACCGGTGATACCGCCGAGAAATCCTCCGATGGCCGTGCCCACACCCGGCAATATCAGGGTGCCGAGCGCTGCACCCACATAAGAACCGGCCATCATCCCGGCGGAGGAAGCGATGGCTTTGGTATCACCATTGGCAACACCTTGCGCGAGATCGACTCCGGCACCGAGAACGTTCAGCCTTGATGCTTTTTTCGGAAGCAACGTGCGGACCTTGGCGACGTTGCCGCGCAACGGGCTGGCCTGTCCTGCGCCCGAGAACGGCACCAGATTCTGAGCCTCGGCCATTGCAGGCCTGACGGTTCGAGGCTGCACGGCGACCTCGAATGGCGCTTGAACCTTGGCGCCGCTACGCCCCCCGGCTTTGCCTCGTTTTGCGCTCCTGGATTGCTTGCGCGCCTGATCACCCGTGTATCCAAGGCTGTCTTCAGTGGTTTTTTTCGCCGATCGGTCCGTTGGGGCCTGATCGACGCCGCGATGGTCTTCGCTGATCAGATCGCCCAAACCGAACGGTATTTTCGGCGCAGTACCTTTGATAATTTTTTTCGCAACGTTGCTCAACGCTTCGTTTGCAACGGCAACGCCCACGACAGAGGCGATGGAGGACAACGTAACCGCGACACCTGCCAACACAGTGGCAAGCGTGGAGTGTCGTTCGGCCACCGAACCGAGCTTGTCGACTTGAACAGAAAGCGACGTCAGCGGACCGGAAATGTCCGGAGTCACTGCGTTGCCCAATCGGCTGAAACTCGCACTCAGGGCATCGATGCCGGCCTGCGCAGGGTTCCCCGTGTGTTGGGCTGACTGCGTTTTCGCGACGTTGCCTTCAAGGTTCGAAGTCGCAGCAGGCGCGTGATCGGACTTCAACTGTTCGGCCGGGGTGCTGTCATGCGTGCTCAACGTCACGATTGGTTCCGACGTCTTGCCTGCTGCTTTTCCGGCCTCGCCGCTAGTGCGAACAGTCCCACGCAAATCTGCTGCATTGATATTCAGGCTTACGGCGCCCAACTGGCTGGCCACATCAGTCGCTGCAATGCCAGGAAGATGGGGTTGTGCCTCGCTGTCCGCGGCGGGTTTTTCTGCGCTCCGCTTGAGCACAGATCGCGCGGAAGACAATAGCGCTGTCAGCGAGATCAGCACTTCACCCAATTTGTTCTGCCCCGCGGTCAGTAATCGAATGTCCAGGCTGACCGTGTTCAGTGCCTGGTTGAGCTGCGCCAACGGAACCATTAAACCGGCCATCCCGAGCGTTGTCGCACCGGCGCCCACTGTCAGCGATCCAACGCTATTGGCCGTCGCACCGGCCAGCGAATATTGATTGTCTACCATGCCGCACTACTCCTTTTTCACGCCAAGGCGAGTGATCGCAATGTCGTAGCGGCGCAAGGCCTTGCCGACGCCCCACTCCAGAATGTCCGCTTCACTTACCGGGTAAATGAGCGGCACCACATCGAGGATTACTTCGATGTCGCGCTCCGAAAGAAGGCCGCCGGTTTGTTTAAAAAATCGTCGATGCGTACCTGAAGCTGTGTCCAGTCAGGCACGGTCAGCAGGGCCAGGTCGGGCAGCATCAGGACGGTGCAATGGGCGGTGATGAACTCGGCGCGTTCCTTGGCGGTCTTGAGTTTTTTCATCGCCTTGGTCGCACGCAGCACCGGCATTTCGAGGGTCAGTGTGGTCAGGGTTTGACCCGCTACGGCGAGCGGTTGCAGCAACTGAACTTCGTCGGAATCGGTCGACGGTTGTTCACCCTCGTGTGCCTGCTCCAGGAAATGCGAGGTCGGTAGGGTCGACATCTCATGCACGTACTGCGCGATGCTCACGTAGTCCGGGCGTTTCAGTTGGTCGAGTTCCTTGACTGACAGCCCGGTGGCCAGCAACGCGAGTTCGAAGAACTGATCGTCCTCATCATCGCCGGCACGGGCCAGGGCTTCCTTCTGTGCGGCGTAGTACAACGGTTTGAGCTGAATCTGCGCGATCTCCGACTGATCGTCGGCGGTGATCGGCGACAACAAGGCGTGAACGGGAGGCGTCCAGGACATGTGATGAATTCCTTGGTAAATCATGAAAAGGGGTTGAGCAATGCTCCTTGTAGGAGCGAGCCTGCTCGCGATAGCGGGTTCACATTCAAAAGTGATGTCGACTGACACAATGCAATCGCGAGCAGGCTCGCTCCTACAGTTCGGTGATCGCAGTGCGACTTAAGGGATCAACACCGCACGACGGGCGCCGCCGAGAATGTCGACGCCGTTGAGCACGAATTTCTGCGTGCGCACGTCGATGTCGATCACCGGGATGCCGTTTTCCAGGCGGTTGTAGGTACGGCAGGACAGCTCAAGCGTGGTGAGCGGTTTTTCGCCCATCTTCAGCTTGGCCTCGGTCAGGGATTTGAGCTTGCCGCCGACGGTGTGATAGGTGAACCAGGTGTTGCCATCCTGATCCTGCCCGGCTTCACGAACGTTCAACAAAATGTCATCGCCCAGATTCACGCCGAGGGCGAGCATCACTTCGGCACCGACGCCTTGCAGAATCAGGGTGGCGCCCAGCACTTTGCCGCTCTTGACCATTTCCTCGGCGATGAAGCGCCCGCCCGACATCGCTTCCATATCGAACT